AACGGGTTTTACGACACGGACTGCGCTTACATGATTACGTTTACGGAGGTGATCTGATGGGGTTTGGCAGCAATCCATTCGCCAAGAGGGCGGTAGTGACTGGCCTAAACCGGACGGCGCGCAAATTGAAGCACCTGGCAACCACCGGCGCTGATAGAGCGATTACCGCCGGTATTCGAGCGAGCATGACGCCGGTTGCCCGTGCAATGCGAAGGGCAGTTACCGCCACGAGCGCGAGCACATATCTGAAGCGAGAGGCGCGCAAGGCAATTGGTCAACGATTCGTCAAGATATCAGCACTCGGTATCAGAGAGGGCAAGGTGGGGTTCGGCGTCGGTAAAAAGGCAAAACAAAAAAAGGCAGCGAAGGCGGCTCGCGGCAAGCGATTGGAGGCCGGCAGAGGTGGCGGTAAGGGCGTGGGGATCTCGGCAGCAAACATTCACTGGTTTGTACTGGGGACCGACAAGCGTTTTCTAAAGAAGGGCAGTGCTCGGGGTCCCAAGGCGGGCCATCCCACCGGGCAGATTGCCAACGTGTTTGGTAACGTGACCCGGCTGGCTTTCGCCGGTTCCAACGTCGCGGCCGTCAATGCGGCCCGCAAGAAGATCTGGCAAGTAATCAAAAAAGAGGCACTAAAGAAAGGATAGATCCTATGGCCGTCAAAGTGAAGTGCAAGGGCACCGTCTTCGCGCAAGACCTTGCTGGCGTCGCGTACGTGACGATGGCGCAGGTGATCGACATTGATTTGCCTGACATGGAAATGGAGACGTTCGAGAGCGACACGCTCAATAATGCAAACGCCGGTATTGAGCATTCGCCAACTGGGCGAACCGAAGGCGGGTCGTTTTCCGCCAACGTGTTCTACGATCCGGCTGATGCGAGCCATACCGAATGGTTGGGCTATCTGTCGACCACCGGTCTACTATCGGCCATGATCGTGAAGTGTCAAGTCACGTTTGCCGACACCGGCACGTCTACGTGGACGTTTACCTGCGCAGGCATTAGCGCCGGTGGGACCGTTGCGTTGAACGACGGACTGAAAATGTCCATTTCCGGCAAACTCGACGGAATTCCCGTCTTCGCATAAGGAGTTAGAAGATGGCTTATACGCACAAGATCACATTGGGCTGGGCTGATGCCGGGCTTTCGCAAAGCAAGACCAAGAGTTACGTCGGCGACAACGGACCCCGCTTGGATGTCAGCATTCCCGATAGCAGTACGGACCTGCTGACCCCGTGGTCGTTGGAGCGAGGCAACGGCATTGTGATGATCTTTATTCTGTCCGATCAGGCGATGACGTTGAAGACGAACAGCGATAGTGTGCCAGATGACACAATCGTGCTGGTTGCCGATGTGCCGTACATCTGGACCACGGACAGCTACGACACGGTGCAGATTACGGCGGACGTGACTGCGCTGTACATGACCAATGCCAGTGGTTCGGCCGCCTCATTGAGGATCGAATCCCTGGTCGATGTCTTTGCATAACGAGGTGAATTGTGAAGTGCAAGTTATGTATGGATCTGAAGGCCGTGCATCCCGAAGATTGGCCGCCGGACGGCATCATTCCGGCGGGAACGATATTGGAGGCGCCGCAAATCTATAAGTTCGTGATCCATGGCTGCGCCGACCCGGCGGACGAGGAGTGCCGGGTAGCCGCTGGCATGAGCGACCCGGAGATTGTCCTGGCCAAGATGCACCAGCGCCGCAAGGCGGCCGGCATTCACCCCGACGATTTCGAGGCGTTCGATACGGGGGTCATGGTCGGCTACAACCCGGACGGCACGTGGAAACCGGGCCCCAACTTTGAGGACGCTGCGTGGGAGCAGCGCAAGGAAGATTCCCCCATCATTATCATTGAGGACGAGTAGACATGAGCGAAACAAATGGGCTCGCCAGTGCAGATCAACTACGCAAGATCGGTGCGGCACCGGTGCGGCGTTACAAAAGCCTGGAGTCAATGCCGGTCTGCGGCATGAAGGTGCGAATCCAATCGCTGACCGAATTGGAACTTCAGCAGTACCAAAACGAGGTGCTCGGCTCGCGTGGGTCGGGCCTGAAACGATCGAAGCTGGAGGACGCCAGTCGGCGGTTGTTCGTCCGCTGTCTGGTCGACAGTGCTGGCAATCGGCTTTTTACCCCGCAGGATACAGGCGTCTTCGACAACTACGACGCCGCGGATACCAGTTTTTTGTATGACGCCTGTTCGTCTCATTGCGGTCTCAATCGTGACGACATCGAGGACCTGGCAAAAAACTTAAGCGCGACCATCGTCGACTCTTCGCCTTCCGATGCGCCGAGCGCATAGTCGGCACGCTGGACGTAGATGCAATGCTCGACGAACTATCGCCCGAGCAGTTCGATGAGTGGATCGCCTATCGTTCGATTGAACCCGATCCATGGGAGCGATTGATCGCGATCGTCAAGAAGGGATTCTCGGCGCTGTGCCACGCTTGGGATATGAAGATGGAGCCCGACGACTTCGATCCGATGGCAGAACAGAAATCCGAGAACATATCCCCCGAGGAAGCTGCCCGGCAGGTGCGTCAGGCATACGACCCAGGACAACGGAGCGCGTAACGTGGCCACGGCAATCGGCGATCTTGTGATTCGGCTGGGTGCACAGACGACGCAGTTTGGTAAAAAGATGCGCATAGCCCAGGGGCAACTTCTGGCGATGGGGCCGACTACAGCCAGGATGGGGCAAGTGATGGCCGGTGGCTTTGCTACGGCGACGGTCGCCGCACGGACGCTGGCGGCCTCTCTGTTGCCAATCATGGGGCCTCTTGCGGGCGTGGCTGGGTTTATGGGGCTTGTGCAGTCCGGTGAGGCATTCAACCGCAAGATGCGCCAGTCGCTGGCGATCATGGACGATGTCGGCGAGTCCATGCGAAAGAACCTGCGTGATACCGCGTTTGAGGTTGCCCGCGCTACGCGATTTTCTGCCACTGAGGCAGCGGAAGCGTATTTCTTCTTGTTCTCTGCGGGACTTGATGCGCAGCGGTCACTTGCTGCACTGCCACGGGTAGCGAAGTTTGCCCAGGCCGGAAACTTTGATTTGGCCAAGGCGACCGAACTTGCGGCGGGGGCGCAAGCGGCGATGGGACTCAAGAGCAATGACGCCAAGAAACACCTCGAAAACTTGACTCGGGTGACTGATGTTCTAGTCAAGGCAAACAAGTTGGCCCAGGCTACAACGGAACAATTTGCGACGGCACTCCTGAACGATGCAGCCAACGCGGCGCGGATGGCTGGCCAAAGCATAGAGCAGGTAGTTGCCGTTCTCGCAGCGTTTGCCGAAAAGGGAGTGAAAGGTGAAGAAGCGGGCAGCGCCTATGCGCGAGCGATAAATTACCTAAGCATCCAAGCAGTAGAAAACGCAGATGCGTTTGAGCAGGCCGGTGTGAAGATGTTTGATGCGTCTGACAACACACGCAAATTGGTAGACGTGATCGAAGATTTGGAAAAGCGTTTTGCTGGAATGTCGGACAAGGCACGCACATCGGAACTCATGATACTGGGATTCACAAAGAAAACGATTGCCTTGATGAACACTCTGATTGGTACGTCCGAGAGTATCCGGCATTTCGAGAAGCAACTACTAGAAGCAGCCGGGACGGTAGACAAGGTGTCAGGCGATCAGCTAACGCCATTCCAGGAGGGGTGGAAGGTATTGAGTTCTGCGGTCAGCGACGCAGATGCTGCGTTTACATCGAAGATGGGTCCGGGGTTGGAGGTCATACAAAAATTCATTGCCGGATTGATCTCGGATCTGCATTACTTGGTTGGTGCGTTGGATTCAGTAGCCAGCGCAGCAATAGACTTTGTGATCGCTCCTGGCGCAACTGCCGGACGCGCCGCTGTCGCTGTCGAAGAGTTCTTTACAGGCAACGCCGCCGAGCAAAACGCAAAGCTAGCAAGATCCCAAGCGATGCTGGACAAGCAGAACGCCTTGAATGCGAACCGGGACGAGCAGATTAAATTCCAGGATGCACTTAACGCAAAGGAGGCCGAACGCAATGCTGCCGAGAAAGAAACGGCGAGGCTGAAGAGACTGAACTTTACAACCACGCAAGCTGCCCTGTCATGGGAACAGAGTGCGCTGAGTCAGGTGACCACGGCTCGCGAACGGTACAACCTCACTTTGCGTCGTATCAACGAGTCGACGAAACTCTTGACTGAACGACAGAAGGAACTCGCAAGGGATGTTGCGTTCAGGCAATTAGATGCGGACACTGGCGGCGCTGCGGCGAAACTGCAAGACCTTACGAATCAATACCGCTTGCTCACTGGTGAAGTTACCAAGGCGGGTCTCGCCCTTGAGAAGTTGGACCAGGCTGGTGATGATCCGTTCGCTGTTGAGGCGGTTGAAAAAATGCAAAAGGCTCTTGCCGGCGTGAACGCGAAGCAAGAGCTAAAGCGAATGGGCGAGGCTTTTGAGAGTCGGTTTTTGACGCCGCTCGAACGGGCTCAGAAAACGGCTGAGCAGGCCAAGCGATTGCATGGAGAAGGTGCTATCTCAGGCGAGACGTTGCGACGGGCAGAAGCAGCAAGCGGCGCCAGCACCAGCACCAGCACCAGCACTGGCGGAGATAGCGGTAGCGCCGGCGCATTTGCTCGCGGGTCTCGGGAAGCGTGGTCCAGCGTTATGGCCGCGATGAACCAACGCAAGAAGCCCATGCAGGACGTGGTGAAGAATACCAAGAAGACAGCAGAAGGCATCGACGAGATTGTCGGACTGATCCAGGACCAGGGCAGTGAGTTCCAGGAGATCCCCTCCTGATGTCCGTAGACACCTTCAATGAGATTCACCGAGGGCGCGACGGTGCTGACGAGTTCTCGGGCCAGAAGACGGTCACACGCTACACACGGGTATTTCGCGCTACCACTACCAGCAATACCGACGAGGCGGTCGCGGTCAAGGGCCATTCCTCATGTCCACGGATTGGCTCGATCTACCCCGAGGACATCCGCGCAAAGTGTCGCCGCGTACGGGCCCGCAACGAGTCATTTTCCAAGCGGGTCTGGCTCGTCACGGCCAACTATTCGACTGAGTTCGAGGCCGAGGAAAACCCGTTGGACGATCCGGTCGTG